TCTCACTACTTCAAATCCAACGGTGCAGCGACAATTACACACATTCCCTGCACTTGCCCGACTATCGCCTGGATATTCCATCTGTTCTACACTACCCATGCCCGGTACGGTGAAAGGTTCATCTACTGCCACACGCTTTCCATCCATGTGCAAATGGTCGAACTTATCACGGGGTATGCGCCTTGTTCTATCATCGGTTATCGCTATCCATTCCTTTTTGGTTTGCAGACCTGTTGATACGGCACCTAACAACGCACCCTGATTTGCGGCTCTTGTTGTTTCTGTTCGGGCAATGAGTTCGGCCCGGTACGCATTGATACCTGACTTTTCGAGTTCGGTCATCATTTGCGTTATGCTCCACCCCTCCTGCATACCTTTAATTAATACCTTGCGGATAGTTTCCTTTGTGGTAGAAGTAATGCCATCGGTCAGCATAGTCAATCCCTGATCTAAAAACATCTTAATCACTATCGCCCATCTTTGCTGAGGTGTCAAGTTATCCTTTATACCTGCCTTTCGCCTAATCTTATCATAGTTGTATTTAGCCATTGTCATTCCTGCACCTTGATGCAGTTGGCTTATAATACGCTTTAGTCCGCTTTGGTCGGGTTGCTCACCATTGAGTATGGCTTTGCATTGCTTATCAAGTTCCTTCTTGATTAGCACCCTGTATTTCTTCCGGTATTTATTGTAAAGTTGGCGGTACATCGGGCAGATTAGTAAAGTCATCCATTGGCATCAAACCTTGCGGAATATACAACTTTTGATAATCTTCAAGCGGCACATTCGGATCAGGTGCGATACCCATTACTTTGAGTTTCTGTTCCGGGGTCAACCACCATGAAGTATTCAGCCATTGTGCTTGCGCTTCCCTGTTCGCTTCTAGTTCTTGATATACGGTCAAATCGAAGTCCACGAATATGTCGGTATTTTTATACCCCCAATCGGTCTTCATCTTCCGGTTAAGGTTATCCCGGATGGCGATCAGTTCGGGAAGAACTGCACGTAAAGTCAGCGACTTTTCCGCTTCACGCATATTGTTATAAGTGGCTGCATCCTGCGAACCTAATAGCACCGGTGGTACACCATAAATGCTGCATAGTGCTTCTTTATCCCATTTCTCTGCTTCAATCAGTTGCAGGTCTTTTGCAGGTAGGCCGATTTGCGTCCATCCTACTTTATACCCACTCACGGCTGCACTTCCATGCTTGCCGGCGCCGGATGCCATTGATATTTGCGTTTTCAATGCCTGTGCCTGTTGCCCACCACTTAATGGGTCGAATCGTAGATCATCCATGTAAAGTACCCCCTGCGGCCCCATGTTATCGAACATGGCAACGGATGCGGTCTTACTTGAATTGCTGCGTGTCAATACCTTCGATGCCGCACGTAAAGGTGATAACCCATACAACTGCCCACCGGTTGCTGACCATTCAGGGTTGAAGTATTTGTCATGCAGGATTTCAATCGTATTGAATGGTATGTACTGCCCATAGTAAAGTTGATATGCTACCTTCTTTGGCGGGAATTGCTCAATGTCAACCTTTACCGCCATGTACTGCGCAGGTAGTACATACAACTCCATTGGCTTGCCCTTGTTCACGGAAGCATCGCCCACCATTTTCGCATAGATGAATGAATTGCCGGTTATCTTCTTAAACCCTACCCATTGTTCAATGAGATCGCTCCATGAATCTTCACTATTTGGGTATTTGAGCAACTCATTCAGCCGGGCATCGCCTTCGTATAGTTCAAATGCCTGTTCTTTCAGTTCCTTCAGTTCTTTGAGGTCAATAGTTACGGGTGAGTTTAGTTTCGCCTGGTACTGCTTTGCCTTCGACTTATCCTTCACCTTATACACTCCCCAGGGTGCTACTTTCGCCTTTTGGGTAATCAGTTGAATGATGGCATATACCAAGTCATTGCCGATATAACTATCCCTTACTATTTCTGCTTGATTCTGACCGTCCCAAGTAATCAAACCCCTTTCTATTGATACTTGTACAGGTGTTTTAACGGGTGCTGCCTTGCGGCGGAGGAAATCGAATAAACCCATAAGTTATTATTTGTTACTGGCAAAATTACGATTTAATTGCCTACCATACAGCCACCTGAAAAGCCGGCTTATGTAAGTGGGTGAATATGGCATAACGCATCGCATCTAACCCATCGTCATTCTCCTTCACCGGTTCATCAATCACATTGTCATTCTTGTCCTTTTTCCACTTGTAGCTTTGCAACTCCCGAATGATGTTTTTACTACCGGATGTAACGAATAACGGATAAGATTTAACTTTCAATATTCCCGGCCATACTTCTTTGTTTGCCGCCTGTGCATTGATACCACCCCTGTAAAGTTCCTCAATGCTTTTAGGTTCTGCAGCATCGCAGTACACGGGTTTGCGGTCTGATATATGGTCTTTCACTTCCCGGCTTATTTCAGATGGAGTTAAACCCGATTTGTATATCAACTCCTGCACGTAGTTTGCACCCTCATAGTGTACTACCTTAACGAGTGCAAGTGGGTGAACATATCCAAAGTCAAGTCCATAGAATACATCTCCCCCTTCCGGCAATACATCTGTTATCTGCCATTTGGTATAGATTATCTCCTTTGCGGCACCCCTTTCTCCCAATCCGTACACTTTCCACATAAAGTCATCGGGCAGGTTCTTATACCCCTCAATGATGTCTATTTGCGTTTGGCTTAAGTTGCCCTTGTTGTGTATGTAGGTAGATTTTATGCGCTTGTTGTTGGGATTGTCCGCAACATCGTACACCCATGATACGAAGTCGGCAGGGTTCCAGTCTAAAAAGATTGTCCCCGTTGTACGCATAGCTAATTGGTCAAATAGTGCCTTTCTGATAAGGTTTGCTTCGTTTACGAAAAGAATATCTCTACCCGGCCCCCGTGCTTTCTGTTCATCCTCAAGTCCGAATAGTTCGATATAACTGCCATTAGGGAATTTGTAGATGAAGTCAGTAAAACTGAAATCCTCATCCTTCCACATATTCCAATCTTCCATAATGGTCTTGAAATCCCTGTATGCGCCCCGTTTGATGTGTGGTAGTGAGTGCGATACTATGCTGATTCGCTTGTTACGTTGGGTAGATGCTATCTGAATGAGCAGTTGAACGATGGAGAATGATTTGCTTGATCGTGATCCCCCCTCATTGCATATTATCGGAAATCCCTCATTGTATGCCTTTTCATTGGCATAGAATACCGATGTCGCCTTTATCTGTTTAACTTCTTGCAATACCACACTTCTTGAATTTCTCCAAACTTATAAATTCCTCTTTCGTTTTCTGCATAACACAGTAAACATTCCAACCGTCCGTAGTATTGCCCATAGCAGGATGCTCACCAATATCAATGAGAGAGTAATCACCAAAGCCAGCGAGTAGCTTATAAAAGTCTGTAGTATAGTAGTTGAACCCATGCCCCGGCCAGTTCCCTGTCTTTGGGTTTTCGCTGACAATGAATCCCCCGACTTTAACAAGGTTGTGTTTGTTCTTCCAACAGTTGTAGATTGCTTTGATGTCATGCTTGCCGTTGGTTCCAACGTGTTCGGATGTTCCTGCATCCACCAAAAGGTCATACTGTACTCCGAAGTCGTGAAGCAGGGACAGGTCGTATGGTTTACTACCGTTCTCTCCGCTAATGTCAATGGCCGTATATTGCTTGTTTGCATAGTAGGTATCTTTAACGTATGGTGCAGGTAGTGTAGGATGGCGGTAATCATTCTGCGCTCCTAAATCCACTACTGATTGCACTCTGTCAATTACAAGGTCTATTAGTTCGATTGTTTTTCCTGTGTAGCCCATATTATTTCTTTAGATGTACCACAATATCCCTGTGATCGGGAGTTAGGTTACGGCTTACTATTTTGAATTTATGTTTCATAATATCCACCGTTCTGTCATCTTGGTAAAAATGCCCGATTAACATTCTATCCCCTAACTTGTACTTACCCCAGTCATCGAAGTCGGGGAACTGCTCTTTCAGTTTGTCAAAGTTACTAATCATTATCACACAATGACCGCCCTTCTTCAGCACTCTGTAAATAGATTGCAGATACTCTTTGATGGCATCATTTGAGAAGTGGCAAAATACTCCGTAACTGAAAACGAAGTCGATTGAGTTGTCATCTACATTTGTGCATTTGTAGTCTTGGTTATCTAATTCCTTATATTCTAAATTATGGTATATCACTCCGGCATGTATGGGAATAACATCAATACCGATAACCTTACTGAAAGTATGCGATAATTCTTTAGTGAACACACCTCCACCGCATCCTATTTCTAAACAGGTTTCAACACCACCAAACGGATAGATAATTCGGTTAATTACTTCCTGTATGCCTATCCCATAGGTAAACGCTTCGTAGTAGCCATTGCTGCCCCAAAAGTCAATGAATTGTTGTTTAGTGAAGTCCATAACTAATCTTTTACCCCCCAATTAATGAAGAATGGTTCTACTGGCATAAACTCACGATAAGCTAACCCACCATACGGCTGCACCTTTACACCATTGATATTCATAATTGCTGACAATAGCGATTGATCGTGCCGGCTGCTGACATAGTGTGGATTCTTCGATTCGTTATGATGAAAGCAGTTATTAAACGCACCCTCAATCCACTTATCGAATATCGGTTTTGTCGCAGGGTGGTCGAAGTCGAACACAATGCAACAAGCCATAATCTGATACATCTGCATTACCTGTGTATAATCCCTTAACCCTAACCATGCGATTTGGTGGTCGGGGATATACTTGTGTAACGGATGCCCTTCATTATTCCACGCAACAATACCATGCTCGGCTGCAAGTTGCCACAATGGGTCGGGGTTCTTCATTACCCGGATTGTACTATCGCACCATATTATTTTTCGGTAGCCTAACTCATACGCTTCAGCAACCATTACCGGCTTAAACTGATAAGGCATATTTTGATGGCTCCATGATTCGTAGTTGCTTGACTTTGGCCATTTGCCTTGCAGTATTTTCCTACCCTGGTATTCATCCACATACCCATCCACACTACGCAGGTGAGTGTCATAATCGGGAGCATTGCGATTGATTGAACGGATAAGTCCTAACATCGCTTCATTATAGTTCTCCCTACCTGTGGAGGAAAGGGATGTGATTACCTTGCCCATATTACATTCTCTAAATTGTTAAGTAATTTCTTATGCAATCCGAACCCATTGCAGTAATCTTTAATGAGTTGGAATAGGTCAGCATTGCCATTGTGTTCAATACATACCATTTGTGTACCGGATAGGTTAATCTGTTCAAGTATCTCGAAGTCCATACCTTCCGCATCAATCGAAATGAAATCGAATACCTTGTAGGGGGAGTTCTTGACAAGTGTCTTGTAAGTCCACACCTCTGTCATACGTTCCTTAAACTCCGTGCCATTCCAGCGCTTCATCTCCGATTTCTTAATGGTGGATAATAGCGACACATCGCCCCTGTTCAGATGTGTTCCCATTTCATGGAATGTACAGGTGCCGTCTGCCGTACCGATAGCCACATTGAAGGCTTTAACCTTGTCATTGGGTGGGATTCTGTTGAAGGCATCTTCACTCGGCTCTACAAGCACCCCACCCCAACCCTGTAGCTGCAATGCATAGGTATTTGATAAGGTTACCCCATCATTGGCACCAATGTCCAGGAATGTACCTGCTACATTGAAGTACTGTTCGATTACATCTTGTTCGTTGTTTTGGGAATATCTCATTTGCCGTAGGTTTGGGTGTAGTATTGTTCCGCATTAAATGGAATGTCTTTAGTACCTCTTTCATCCCCAGCAACAAACGCATCCTCTATCTGCTTCTTTTCCATTTCTGCGGCTTGTTCAAATGCTTCAATGATTTTACTCCATTCCTCGTCACTGAATCCATCTAATTTTTTTGGAAA